CTCCTCTTCGACTGCCTTCCGGTGATGCTTGACGAGCAGATTGAAATCGGTGACGCTCAGGTCCCAGAACTCGGCTGGGGAGAGTCCGAGCTCTCCGAAGGCGATTGCTCTGACATCAGACCAGCTGAGAGTTTTGCGAGGCTTTTTTTTTCCTCTTCACTCATCCCGATCATCGATGCGTCACTGATTGCCTTGGTGAAGAGGTCCCGAAACTCCCGAACCCTGCGGAAGCCATCGGTATCGAGCCACGCGCCGATATCCTCACGCGTGAAATCAACCGGCGCCTTCATCACCCGGCAGCCCTCCTGCAGACCGATATCGATCATGGCGGTCTGAAACGATGCTGTCAGAGCTGCGCGGGATATCTCCATGGGGTTGAGCGCGTTGACCCCGGTCCGCTCTTCCAGAAGCGCCAGCGTGTTCCAGCCATACTTCACCGGCCGCTTCTTGCCGCCGATCTCGATCTCTTTGAAACCAGTCATCTCGTTCAAGGATCACCTCTAGATGGTTGAGTGTGTTGGTTCGCCGGAGCCTTCGAAGGTCGCATTGAACGTGACCTTGTCTTCCATCGGGGCACCCTTCTTGAGGGATGTGATGATGACCAGACCCTCCTGATAGTACTCGCCGGAGATCTCCGTCGAGATCCGGACCGTGAGAGGCTGTTTGAGCTTCATCGCTGTGAGCAGGTCGTTGTAGCCAAAGGTTGCTGACTCATCGAACACGCCGTCAGCCGAGAAGCCGAAGGAATTCAGGCCGGCAAGGATCTCTTTCCAGCCAGCGGAGTCCTTCGTTGTGACGTCGATCGTCTCGCCGTTGACGTTGAAGTCGTTCGAGGTCAGCCCAGCGATCGCCGTCGGCGTGCTTGAGATATCGATGTAAAGCAACATCTCTGTTCCGTTTCTGGCACCCATTGCAGTATCCTTTCTAGTTAAGTGTGGTTACAACTCTTCGACGTGGTGACGAAACCTCAGCACACGCCGCACTACATTCTTCGGTTCTGTCCTCTGCTCCTCGATCGTCGCGGCCGTCTCAAGTTTCGTTGTGATGATGTGGAACTCGCTCGCACAATCGATCCTGTTATTCCGGTCGTCGATCACCTGTGAGATCAGGCTCCCCATGGCCTCGGCGTCCTTCTTCCCGCCGGCATCACCGGTATATCCAGCGTTCGCGCTCAGTTGCACGATCGCAATCTGGCCGCGCGTGGTCTTCGTCGAGGCATCCTGCGTTGTCACCGATTCGATCAGGATAAATGGCAATGCAGCTGTGCCAGGCGGACGATCGTACACATCCCACAGCCCCGAGGCATTGTGCAGACGCGTGTAATAGGCTTGATGAACTGCGAGAGCAGAATCCCTCATTTGACCCCCAGTATCTTCTTGATGTTGGCGACGAAATTCTGACTCTCTTTCACCCAGGCATTGAAGATGAAGTGCTGGGCGGGAATGTTGACCTGGCGAATCCCTTTGCCTTTGAATTGCAAAGCAAATGCTTCCCAGCCCTCCGGCACGTCGACCAGGGCGCCGGTCCCGAACTCTTGGTACGGGCCGTACGGAACGTCACACCACACACGGCCGCCGTAACCGCCTGCTCCAATCTGTGAGAAGATCCGGGCCCGCAAGATGCCGCCGAATTTTCCCTTGCCTCCGACCGGAGCATTGCGTTTGGCCTCGCTTTCGATTATGAGCGTCGACGTGGCCACTTCCTCTTTGATTGCCTCGCGCTGAATGGCGGTCGCTGCGTTGATCTGTGAGATGACGTTTGCGATCTGCGCGTTGCTCACCGAGAACGATATGTAGTTTCCTGTTGGCATTAGGCTGTGGGTTGGATCTCCGAACATACTGCCACAACGATCTCGCCGTAGTCGAGAATCCCGGCGATCTTGTAGATGTGCGTGCCATAAACGAACCGAAGCAACCGAGAGACGGCCCCCGTTGCCGAGAGCTTGAGCGTCAGGTCCCCCGGGTCACGCATCACCACCTTTGTATCTACCACCGAGCCAACGAGCGCAGCCTGCTGAACCTCATAGAGACTCATCGGCAATATATTCGTCCAGAAGGGCCCGATGTCATCCCAGTGCTGGGTGGTCCCGCCGGCGCCGTCGGGAGTGAGGATCTGCTCCTGGAGCACGGCCCGGCACCGGAAGTCTGATGCACGCATGCGATGTTTGAAGGGAGGCAGCCGGCGTATTTCAATCCCGCTTGACATGGTATCACCTGTAACTCGTTAAGCCACTCAGCAGCTGCGCGGCCGTTGGCGTCATCAGCCCCGTGAGCTCGGCGCCGTCGGCCGTCTTCACCTGGCCGCGGTTATCATAGGCCACGAGTACCATTTCGAGAATTGCCCGGCCGATGCGTTCGTCGACGTGCTGCTCATCGTCTCCCTCGCCAGCCTGAAACTCTACCCGGAATGGATACTCGAGATATGTTGAGGTCGAGAACTTCCGCGACGTGTCGATCCGGAAGCACCTGAGGCCCGTCAACCGATAACCGGATGAGCTGACGGTATTCCAGTTGGTCCCGTCGAACGATTCCACACTCACGATCGACTGATGAGGCGGTCGGGGCAGGATCACGTAGTCGTGCATTCTCTCCCACTGGGCCATGATCGTCTGCGTGATGAACGCCCGGTTTGCGACACGCTCGGCTTCCTTCCTGCAGGCGATGATCAGCTTCTCGAGCTGCGCATCATCGTCCGTGCCGTCGATTCTGCAAAAGGTTTTCGCCTCCTCGAGCGTGACCGGTTCAACCAAGGGCTGCGTGATGACCTTCAGCTCGAGGCCCTCGGCTTCACGCTCAGTCTGGCGCCGTGTCTGATAGAGACTCTTCATTTTTGCCCCCTGCCTCCCGCGACCTTTGTGCGCCTTCCTTCTCCCGCTCCCGGCTTCGTCCGGGGCGCCAGTTCGGCTTTGCCGTCCCGGATGTGCAGACGCGCAACATTATCGTCGACCGTATAGAAGCCGCCGCGCAGGACCATGACGCCGTCGATGTAGATATCTTTTTTCGCTCTGAGCCTTGTCATACCAGTACCGCCCTGCCTTTCCGGATGAGAATGTCTGCATCTCGTCTTGTCTTCAGCATTGTATCGCCCGGCATAATTGTCTCGGCTCCATGCCGCTGCGCCATCGTTGCCCGGAGTTTGACGATGTCTAAGTGTTTTACCGCGTGGATCTCCAGCAACTGCTCGTTGATCTCCTTGGATCGGCCGACGATCTGCGCCATGGCGCCGTCCATCGAAAGCGGGACTGTAGTCGAAGCGAGCAATGCTTTCATATAGGCTTTCGATGTCACCTGATCGTGGCCCGCTTGACCCCCGAGGATTCGGCCGGCGGTCTCGTTGTATCCTGGATAATACCCGTCCTCGTAAAACGAGAAGCCCGTCAGGTACAGCGACTTGATCGGCATCGAGAGCAGATGCGTCACGGCAATAACCCCCGCGTTCGGAGTTTTGCGGACCCGGAGCTTGACCTGCTGAATCAGCGAGAACGGGACACACTCGAAGGGCACCCGCCCCCGGTTGATCCGTTTGAACTGAGGCACCCGGGGCTCACCCTCGTGGCGCGTGCTCACAATGAACCCCACTTTCCCGACACAGGGCTTGAATACCTGCTCGCTCGCTGCCATCCCGACCATAAGGAGATGATAGAGAATGTCCGTCCGCTCGCCGATGTCCTCAACCATGCCTGGCGGGACCGGGAAGCCGCGGTTGATCCGGGCAACCAGGTCGCAGCTCTCGATCCTTGCGCGCTGACGCGACCCCAACAGATATGCAGCTGGGGCGATGATCGCAACCGACTTGCCTGTGACGAGTTCAGTAAAGGTCATGCGTATTTCTTCCAGAGTCTATCCAGTTCTTGATAGCCTGCTTCCGGCGGTGACTGCCAAGGTTTACGTCCGACGAAGTGGATCATGCGCTTATTGTTGCCGACAGCACTCCATATTTGCGGATGATGCCGTTGCACTCGCTTGAGCATCTCGAATTCTATTCCGACGAGATGGACCTCGTCCGGGTGATTGAGCGAGAAGTATTCATTCAAGACTTGCTGGTCGCCAAAAGAAATATCGGCCATCGAAGCAGCATGAGCTTGAAGCTTCTCGAAGAGATCGCTCGAAGATTCAAAGGCGAAGATGCCCGAAGAGAACATCGGGCGACCATTGATCGATGCCGGGAGCGAGATGCCGAAGACAACCGGAGCAGTGAGATGAGTCCATCGCTCTGCTTCTTTGAGCGATCCGATGCAGATCATGTCTGAATCGATATAGAGCCGGACGCCATCAGCCGGGAGATTGAAGATCGCGAGCTTCTGCAATGCCAAGCGCCATGATTGCTTCTTGATCGATTGTCCGCTTCCGAGATGCACTTCACCGACGCTTGATCGATCGATGAAGACTGCATCCGGCTTCAGTTTCAAGATCGATGATCGAGATGCTTCGGATATCATGCCATCGGTCATGATCAAGAACTCAAAAGCGTCGAGCTTCGCATTCGCCAATAATGAAGCGAGCAGCGCACGAGAGCCGATGAGATAATCTTCCGTTGCGAAGGTGATCAACTTCATTCTGCGCCTTTGATGAAGAACCAACTCGGCGTCGATTTGTCTGTCGTGACGTTGATGACGACCTTCCGGCCTTTGATGAATTCATCGACGGCTTGCTTGACACCGTAGATCGTAGCCCGACGACCGCCGTTGAAATAATCATGCCCGGAGAAGAGACCGCCGATCTTGAGCTTCGGCCACCAAGCCCGAAGATCAGCGAGCACGCCTTCGTATGAATGATTCGCGTCGATGTAGATGAAATCGAGCGAGCCATCAGCGAAGCGAGCAGCAGCTTCCGGGCTTCGCTCTCGGATGATCTCCGATCGAGCACCGAATCGGGCAAGCAACTTCTGGCATTCCATCATGACGTGATTCCAGTCATCGAGCGAGTATTCAGTCGAGCGCTTGACGGGCTTGTTTGTCATGAAGAGCGAATCGTCGTAGTCTGGAAGATCAGCCCATGCATCGATGCTGAAGAGCTTGCGGCCTTTCCATGTAGCAAGAAGGACCTCAGAGAAATAGCCGCCGAAAACACCAACCTCGACGCCATCGCCGAGGAGTGAATGAGCGTTCAGAAACTGTGGAATCTCATTGCGTGATTGCATAGTGCGGATCCGAGAGTATTGAGTTTGCCAGTTTCCAATCGGCCGGTTCGTCCAACTCGATCAGAGACTCAAAGCCCATTTCATAACCGACCACAACGCCGCTCAAGATGTCGCCCGTCATCCGGAAGGCCGAACTCCGGAAGATGTAGAAGGCCCCGTTCTCGACGAAGAGGCCCCTTACATTCGCCAGGCCGACCCGACGCAAGGTATCCCGGTTTTCCGGTTCGATCATGACATGGCCGAGCTTCGCATAGAAATACCGTTTCATCAGAACACCCGAGACGACCGAGTCTGCTTTCTGCTCCTCCATCTGTGCGAGAGCCTTCTTCAGGTGGT